TCTCCTCTGTTACTGGTTTCTTATTATGTCTATGCATGACTTTGTAAGTACTTCCGTCTGGTCGTTCATGGGTGAAGTCGTGGTCATGTGGAGACATAAGTCTAACTGCTATTAATCGGTCTTCCATGCACTGTATATGTTTGGGAAATGTACCTTCATTAGTTCACTAACTTGATTAGCTATTGTTCTATGTTCTAACTGAGTAGCTACATCACACCTAAGATCACAGTAATGGATCCAAGATCTAATACTGCCATTCATGTATAGGCGTGTGGGGGAACTAAGTGGTAAAACCTCTCTAGCACATTCTTTAGCCACTCCTCCGTCTAGTAGGAGTTGATAGAGAGCTTGAGACTTGTCAAACTGGTCTGCTATCATCCTATTCCATATCTCCACAGACTGTGGGTTTAAGTCATCTAAGCTATTCTGTCTGTTAGTCTTGTCTTGACGTCTTAGATTAGGTAAACTTATATCTCCTAGTTCTGTAACATCAGCATATCTCTGACTAAATTCTTGAAAGCTAAATGATCTATGTCTTAGGATTTGGCTAGCTATACTGCGTGTAGTGTCTATTTGGACACACATATTCACCATTTCAAAGGGTGACCAATGTTTGTGTCTCATTAGGTACTTAATTAGTTTAGTAGAGTCTTTAGACTGGCCTTTAGGGTTAGATACTCTAGCCATGTAGGCTACTAAACTGTCTCCATCGTTAGTACAATGGACTAGTGATACGTGGTGGGGCATAATTAATGGGGGTTAAATGAAGAGGGGAGAATAAACTCCCCACTACAGAAGAAAGTCCACCCTTCTTTCCCCTGTATACGTCAGTCATTAAACTTAAACCCAGGTGGGGAGAGGTTTTCCTCCTTCTAATCCTCTTGCTTTATCTCTTTGTTCTTTATTCATTCCTAAAACTGTATGATTAGCACTATTCTGTGGACTATCTATAAAATCTTGAAGAAGAGAGTTCCACTCCTCTCTCTTTCTTATCTTTACTGCTTCGTGAGCAGAGATAGCAAGTGCTTCTGTGTAGTATTGTACACCTTGAGAGAGACAGTCTAATCTATCGTCATGTTTAACTGCTCCTTTCTCTCTACACATGCGACTCATTTGGTAGAAGAGCATGTACATAAGTCGTTGTTCTGGAGCCACCTCTTTATTTGAAGCATAGTCCCATTCCACAACAGCACGATCAACAATAAGACGGTGCTGATTAAGAACAGGCTCAAGTGAATCGATAATCCGATCCTCCTTCCGAACGTTTGCTCTAGTCTCTTCAATGTCCACGTGTTGATCAGTCTGTTGTAAATGCTTACGAAACAACTCACTAACAATACCGTCACCAAAGTTAGACTCAATGACGAGTTTAGTAACTCCATACTTCTTACATCCTCTAAGGATGTCTAGCAAGGTAGAGTCCACGTACCCGTCTCTGTAAGCACGCATCTCATGCAAGTAGATGTATCCGTTCTTTTGAGAGAGGTAACAGGCTGCTGTTTCATCCGTTCCTCTACCCGACGGATCAACGCTGCAGATTCGCTCGGTGTAAGGAGTCCATTCCCCTCCGAGCTGCATTGGACTATAAAAGTAATCTCCTGGGAGACCGACTGTGGGTAACTCTCGTATAACGTTACTAGGGTCTGAGCACCAAGTGACTGTATCGGGAGCAGTGTCAGGGTTGACGCTGGTAACAACCAGGTCAGCCATTTTAAGGGGGAATTTTTCAGCATCGGATAAACTTGTGTCTAGTTGGAATTGAAGCATATAGTTGGACCGTCCCATAGCTGCTTCACGCTCTAGGAGGTCTTCATGGTCAAATCTGTCGGGGTCTGTTACTGTCCATTCATCAGCACCACCGTCGATATCTTCAACGATCTGTGGGGCTAGGAGTCCTTCGTATTGACTAAGTTTCCCCTTTCTGGGGTATCTACTGGGCCAAACGAAGGGACGGTAGTTACGCTCAGCCAGCTTACGATAAATAGTAAAAGTAGTCTGAGGAGTCCCGAGATACATAATACGGCTATCATTCTTTGGCGTGAGGATGGATTCAGCTTCAGTGCATAATTGAAGTAGTTTTTCACGCATCATCTCTGTCATTGAGTTACCAGGAACTTCTATGTCGTCCAGAATCATTAGGTCTGCCCGACTTCCGGTGAGCTGTCCAGTGATGCCCACCGACTTTACGCTTGGAGCCTGGTGAGGAGAACAATTTACGTCGAAGCTTATACGCGACCATCTGGATTCGTCCGATTTGGGTTGCAAGTGATTCAGCCATGGAGTTTCAATAATGAGTTTCTGTAGGAAAATGGACATGTTATCCGCCCGTTCTTTAGAGGCGGATATAATCATTATCTTTCGTTCTGGATCTTTAAATAAAGTCCAAAGCACAAACGCTCCAGTAATCCAAGATTTACCAACACCACGGAAGGCTTGGATCTGGAGACGCTTCGGACCACTCTGTAGGTAGTCCGCAATTGCGTACTGTGCTCGGGTTGGACTAGGTAAGTCAAGTTGTTCCCATAATGCTTGCAGGAATAGTTTAAAGTCGTCTTGTAGGGCGGTTAAGACATCAGTCATAACGGTTCAAATAGTTCGTTTAAATTCTTCTTGATAAGTGCATCTAACTGCGCTATCTCTTCATCTGTAAATGGTTCTAATTTCACCACCTTCGCAGGTCCAAAGGAACTGGGTGGTGCAGCCTTACGGGAGAACATAAAGCCCTCCCCGGCTGCTGTCATTGCTTGGGTTGAAATGCTCATTGTAGTACTTTGTCTGGTGATTTTTTACCTACGCCCTGTATATATTGCATGATAGGGCCTTGCTCTGATACAATACTTGCTTCAAAGTTAGCTTTCAATATACGTCTCTCTTCTTTATTCAGTCGAGAGTAAACTTCTAAAATACTGAATATTTCATTCACATCGGTAGTCCCTTCTAAAATACCCTTACTGATTTCTTGTCCGTAATCTGAGAATTGTAAATCACCCTTCAGTGTACCTTTACTTTCAAATCCCAATTTTTTAGATCGAGATGGATGATAACCTACACCTCTACCCCTGTGTGGTTTCATACTCATTAATGCTATATTACTCGGCACACCGGAAGTGGGTAAGTCAAGCTTCTTCATATAGTGGAATAAGTTAACAGCTATATAAGGATCTTGAGCAACTGTCGCTAACATGAACTCAGCAGCATCTTTATTTCCAAATATATGGTGCCACTCTTTTCCTGCAAAGGTATTGAATGCACCTTGCAACATCTTCCTTATAGGGTTAGATGGGTCATATATTTGCTTAAAGGTGCTTAAAGGGTTTTCTGTAAGATTATCATAGAATTTCCTCTGTATATTAGCTAATCCTGCACTTCCCATTCCTTTACCTTTAGCCACTCTCCAGTCTCTTAAACCTTGAGCGTAGTCCTCAGCTCTTCCAATCATTCTAGTTAGCCATCCACCTTTATCTTTTGCTAAGTCTTCTAAAGTCATAGATATATAACCCTTCTTCAATGCACCATGATAAGGTTTCGATAATCTAGCTGCTATCTGTTCTGGCGGTGTTTTACTATTAATCATTGATTTAATTGGTCCCTGCCAGCCTGCTGCTTCCATGTTTCCAGCGACTTGGAATACGGATGCGGGTTTAAACTCTTTTACTGGTGGTCTAACCATTAAGTTATCCCCAGTTCTTACCGTTGCAAGAGCAGGATTAAAAGGAGGACCACCACCAATTGTTAACCCCTTACTCATTGATCCAAGTAACTTACCAGCACCGCCTTCTAAGAAAGCGCTACCTGCTATCTGACCAACAGTATTTGTTGCTATTGGGTTGAATCCTAATCCTTTCCATTCAGCTTCAGGTGTACCTGTTATTGGATTGTGCCATGTTCCTCCAGCTAACGTGCCTTGCAAAGTAGCACCTGCACGTTTTGAAAACTCATCTCCAATCTGTAATCCTGTGCCTACAAGTCTTTTACCCCAATCCTGTTCGTATGGGTCTAACGCTGATGTCTTGAGGTGTTCTGCAGTTTCAGCTACATTTCGTAAGCCTCCTCCTACTAATCTCAAAGCATCATCAGTGTAAGATAAAGGGTTAAGAGTATTCTTCCTTTCTTGGGATAATTCTTGTAATTTCTGAACAGCCCAATCAACACCTTTAACTAATACACCACCATGCCCTTGATATCTAGGATTACCGCCTTTACCGTCTATACGTGTATTATTTAACGTTTGAAGAGCTGCTTCTTTCTGTGCAGTTAATTCTCTTTGTTTCTGTTCCCATGCCCAAGATCCTTCATCATCTGGGCCAAATTTACCGAAAGACGTTCCCATATCTAACTCCTTATCTTAAGCCCATTACCTGGGGCATACTTCTTACCCTTCCTTGGTCTTGCTCTATTAGTAGACGGACTCTCTAGTTTCGCCTTACCGGGACCGGTATGGGACGCATCCTTTCCGTCTCCGTTTCCGTAGGTACCAAGTTTTCGATTAGCTCGGTTAGCATCGACCCTAAGCTTCTTTCCTTTGGCCGTCTTATTATAGGCTTTTTGTTGTGATTTGTAGTTTCCATTAGCGTACTTTGCTGCCATACAGCCTCCGTTGGACAAGTTCTGGGTCGACTTTCGGCATCACTGATGCCAGTTTGCTCAATGGATTTCCCTCGTAAGCGACTCCACTGATATCATTCTTTACTAGCCAATCACAAGCGGCCTTTAGTTCGTGAGCCGTAGCTTCACCACCTTTGACCCTTTTAAGGAATTCTTCTGTGACTAGATTGTGTAATTCGTTAAATGTTTCTTCTGTTGCTTTCTTAGTCATTACGTTCCGGCTCGTCGCTCGGCTTTAGTTTATTGAGTAGAGTTTGTACACTTTGGATGACGCTATTCTCCTTTAGTGGAGACAAAGCAATCAGTTCTGATGCTAGGGCAATAATCACCCAAAAGGCGGGTTCTGATAGAAATAGTAGTTCCATTATTCAGTGGGTTGTTTGTTTAATAATGCTATAGGTACAACATCATGACACATGTGCTCTACCCGTGATCCTGGTCTAAATGTAAATCCTTTCTGTTGTAACTCTGCACATTTA